TCTGCGACATCAACAACATTTTGATTTCCAGAACGACTTATGAGTCTTCCAAGATCTGCAACATTAACACCTAGCGCTCCAGCTAGTGATTGTCTTTGTAGTCTGTTTAGATCACTGAAATTTGTTCCCTGTAAATTCTTTTGTATTTCTCTTATTAGACCTTCATTGTCATTGTTTAATGCGAACCTTCTAGCAGCATCTAAATTTAATTGTCTACCTAGCAATACTTCGGCTTCAAACTCTGCTGCTATTGATGTTTCTATATTTAATAAGCTATCAGCAATAGATTCTAATGAGCTTAATTCTACACCAGCTTTCGCTGCCTGCACTGCTAACTTACCCATAGACTCTGCAGATCCGTCTGTCATTGTTGCCAGTACAGAAGCATTTTGTGCCATAGATGCAAATACTTTTGAAGGTGCAACTTTGTTTGCTTGTGCTAGAGCTTGTACAGTTACTAATTGGGCAGATGCGCCTTCACGTGATACATCAGTGACCTCTGACATCATTTGAGCTAGTTCTGCGACTTGTGTGCTACTCAAACCTGTCTGCATTGCAAGAGTTGCGTCAGATATTCCAATAGCCATATTATTAGCAACATCCATATTGTCAGCCATTATACCAGCTTGAAGTGCAGCATCTCTTATATTGCCGTTAACACCTGTAAATGCACCTAATAAATTTTGTGTTATTCCTAAATTTGCCCTAAAGCTTGTTGCTAATGCTGCTGAATTACCTATCGTGCCGCCTGTCGTTGCTTGAACTGCAGCTGTCTCTTTAGCAGCAAATTGTAAAACCTTAACTAATGCTGTTGATATTAGTAGTGCTCTTCCTTGGCTTGAAGCAAAATTGCCTGCGAACTCAGCGACTTTTTTCTGTATTTCTGCGCCCTTGGACTCAACATCATTTAGCGTCTTTGCCCTTGACTGTTGACTCTGTAGATTTCTTACACGTTGGATGTCTTGTTGAGCTTTTTGAGTTGCTATATCATTGGCACCTTTTTCATTAAGTAGCTTTTGATAAGTAAGTTCTGCTTCTGCTTCTAAGGCAATTAAATTTGAAGTGAGTAATTTTGATTTATCGCTGTATATTCCAAGAATATCAGATTCAATAGCTAGTGATGATTCTATTGCTCTAGCAACATCTGACGTTCCTTTACCTTGAGCATTAAGGGTCTTTAATTCATCTGCCATAGCACCTATGGAGCTTGCAGATTTATTTGTCTGGCTAGCTATTCTCTCTAAATATTCATCTGTTTTACTAGCGCCAAGTTTATCAAATGCCATTTTAGCAGTATCAGAACCTTTTGCAAGGTTTGCAAGGTTTGTGATCGCCATATCAAATTTACTTGTCACACTTGTTAGTGATACATCAAGTGCGTCCATCTGGACTGCTAACTCTTTGAGCTTTCCTCTTTCTGCTTGTGACAGCCTACCTTGCTTAGCTTCAAGCTCATTTATTTTTTCTTGGAGCTTTTCTTTCTGCTTTAGTAAGTTAACTTCGTTTTGTGTGACTGTGGGCATTGATGTTCCCTATTTAAACATTGCTGCTATTTTTTCAACTCTCGCCCTTTGATCAGCAGGCATTTTCTCTATTTTCTTTCTGACTTCTTCTGCATTAGCATCTATTTGTCTATCAATAGCATCTAATTGTGATTGTATCTTTGAGTCTAGAGCTTTTGTTTGGTTTGCTATTCTCTTTGCTTTAGAGTCTTGCCCTTTTAGCTTAGATAAAATATAACTTCCAATAAGAAATGTTGCAACCGCTGCTGGTGCTATTTCATTCATTTTAGATTTTTTCATTGCAAAACTCCTAATATAATATTATACAGATATAATTATCGAGTTTTCTAAATTATTAACCAGGTCTTTGTATATTTGGTCTTGATGTTGTAGAGGCTTTTTTGATTTGATCGCTCTCTTTTGTTCTAGCTTTGATCAGTTTATCAGTATAAAATTTTCGTAAGTATACTGGCATTTCATACACATCACCGAATGTAAATGCGCCTTCACTGTAGTAAATGAGGCTGAATATTGCATCATGTACTATCGGCTTGTATTCGGGGTCTACCGGGAAGGCCAGAAGAAATTTGTCTGTATAGGCAATTCTACGTCTTGTACTGCTTTACATGCAGCGCATCCAAAGTGTGTCTTAAAATCTACGTCTGGTGACAGAGTAGCATAGTGTTCTCTGAAAGCCATCGAATCAACTGCAAAAAACTCATTGTTAATAAAGTTTGTGATTGTCTCAGGATCAGATTCACCATCAACAGAAATCAATTGATACCTTAGTCGTGTTGTTATTTCGCCTATAGCTTTTATTCCTGCATCTCTTTGGCGCTGTATCTCTTTGATTACTTTTGCTTCATCTCCTTGCGTCAGCAATTTAAACTCTATCTTTCTCTTAGAGTTTGGAAGTTCATACTCAAACTTATTTCCGTTTGCGAATTTTGATTCATCTATATCTTTATATTTGTATACAGTTAAATCGAAGTCTGTTTCTTCTTTTGTTCCACATTCTTTACAGATAACTTCTGCTTTATACTCTTTGCCGTATCCTAAGATTCTTGTTGCTAACATAATTGCGTTTTTATCGCCAATAATAATGTCATCAAAATTAACTTTAGTAATAACTACTGATTTTAGCAATTCGTCTATAACAGTTCCGTCTTGTATAAGATTGACTGATGTTAGAATATCTTCTTCTCTTGCTGTCATGTATTTTATTTCGACTTTACCATTTGATAATGGGTGGCCTTCTGGGTACACGAGTCCCTTGCTTGGAAGATCCACTACTTCAGTAGGGAACCTACTTTCTTTTTTTACTGTAGACATTATAACTCCTTTGTTTACTTGTCTTACATAACTAGTTGTGAACTAACTTTAACATCAGAATGCCACGACGGAAGTCGAAGCAGTTCACTATAAATTTTTGATTAGAACTGTAGTACAGCGTAATCGTATCTGAGTGTCAATTCAATATTGACTGGCTCATTTGCAGACCAATCAAGAGTACCGAAGTTAGCCTGTTGGATATAAGTTCCAACTAATTGCCATTCTTCTACTATATCACCTACAGGTCCAAGAACATTAAATGTTACGTTTTTCTTATAAAAGTCTGAGTATCCATCACGACCAGTTACAGATTCATGTGATAATCTGACCCATTCCATTGTTGCTTGCGCAGCGGAAGGTACAACTGGATCATACATTGTTATTGTTAGGGGTTGCCAATCGCCTTTCCCTTTTACATAACGTTTTACATTAATATGATCTAATGTGATGTCTTCGAAATTAATTTGAGGTCTTGCAGCTGCTTTTATTGTGTAAGCTGGAATTCCCTCTATATACATAATGAACCTATTTTGAACTTTTGGTTCAAATTGAGTAAACATTATATCTGTCGGATCTATCAGCTGTGGCATTCTATTTCTCCATAAAGGTTTTATTTCATTCAGTAATAAATATCAAGAACTCGGGAAAAATACTGTATAAAAGAAAAAAGCCCAGAGGATTAGTCTGGGCTTTTTAACTGTTTTTCAACCAAGATTTATTGGAAAGTTGCTCCTGATGGCTGAACAACGAAGTCAAGAACGATAAATTCTACAGACCTTGCAGGCTGTATAAATATCTGTCCTACCAGCTGATTTCTATCGATCACATCTGGTGTGTTGTTACTGTCATCCATTACAACTCTAAAACCAGTTAGTCCTTGATTTGATTGTACTGAATCAAGATAAGGGTTAACTATGTTTAAGAATCTTGCTCTTGTTGCAACTGTATTGTTTTCGAACAATAAGTAGCGTGAAGAACTAGCAATAAACTTCTTAAGCCTAATTAACAACCTACGAACATTGATTCTATCAAGCGCAGATGGCTTTGATTGAAGTGTTTTTTGACCAAAAACTACAACGCCTTGACCTGGGAATGATGCAATAGGATTGATCCTATTTTCATACAGCAAGTCTCTTTCAGCGTGTGTTAGTCTAGTTTTAGCCTCTAATACACCTCTTAATCCACCACGATTCAAACCAGCAGGTGCAAACCATTCGTGTGCAACTCTATCATTTTGAGCTATCACACCAGGAATTACCACTGAAGGTGGTACCCATATCGGTAAGTTTACTGTATCATCAAGTAGTTTTACCCACGGATAATAAGTAGCTGCATAGTTTGTATCAACACTAGTTATAGCGTTGACAGCAGTGTTTATACCATCACCCCAAGCTACTGAGTCAAATACATAAAATGTATCACCTCTATCTTGTACAGTTTGTTGTGCAAGATTTACTGGGCTTGGATGTAAATTGTAGATCAAGCCAGGAGTAGCTAATAAGTTTATATCAAACTCATCAGCATTACTAATTGCTTTTATTGCTCTTTCATAAGCAACTGATCCACTTGATGTTGATGATGAACAATCAAGTCCTTGTTGGTTAGCAGCTGTAATATTCTTACCTGTATTCTTCTTTATTGCAGGATTGACACCGTCAAATCCACCTTGTAGAGGTACAAAGAATTTTCTTTGTGCTACATTTGAATGTGCCAAGCTAACTGCTGTTGAAGCAGATGCGAAAGTAGTAGCACCTCCAAACAACGCTGATGTTGCCTTAGCATCACCTACCATATCATCTAAACTAAATGATGGGTTGTGATAAACAGCTGCATCGGTTGCCAACGGCATTAGAAAACTTCTATTGTCTTCTGTTGAGAAGTCAAATCCATAGAAGATACTAGTATCATATTGACTTGTTGTTGAGCTTACCTGTGAAGTTGTAAAAGTATTATTAACATGCTGTGCGAATACTGCTGTTGCATTATCATCAACTGAACACGACATTGGAAGTTTCATTGCTGCGTGACCGTAAGGTACTAAACTTTTTGCAAATCCACCTTCATTTAATGTTGCGCTACCTGTGATGAAGACATATCTGGAAAGATTTGGCCATTCAGCATCACCGTTGTAATTAACTTTTCCATCTGAGTCAACAGAAATCCACCTTGTTCCAACTCTTCTACACAAGAAGTTTGTTGACTTAGGATCTAAGTTTAAGTTATCAAACTGTTCTACAATTTCATCATCTGCAGCTGCAAATGTTTGCTGATCAATTTTTCTAACTTGTAAACTAAATGTTCCGTAGTCTGAACCTGGTACTTCTGAAGCCTGTTTTACATTTGATATAGCTACTTTAAAATGCTTGTTTGTTTCAGTTTCGCCATCATGTCTTAAAGCAACTTGAAACAAGTTCTCAGCATTACCATCTTGCTTTTGACTAAGAACAGAAGGTGTTACTGCCTTCTTATAGTCTTGCAAAAGATTTAGTGGTACTACAGATCCTGATACAATAGCACCACCAGATGTATGTGCTGCAGCTCCTACTGGAAACTGCTTATAGATGTAAAAGGGACAGTCTTTACCCTGTGCTTTAGTTGATATTGGGCTGTCACTGAAGACATCCTTATAGTATTTGTTACTAGAGGCATCGAATGATGCGGAAAAGACATATTCGTCATTACTACCAGAATTAATATTCCAAGCACTAAATGTACCAGATGTTTCTGTGCCTGCAAGAGGTGTTAATTCTCCTTCAGTCAGAGCATTTGGTGCTAATACTAAGTATAGCTGCTTGTCTGTTAATCCTGGTTTGTCTGCTGAAATTTGCACAACGTTTGATGAGTATCCTCCGATACCTAAAACACGCACAATTGTTACAGTTCCCGCACTTCGTAAATATTCTCTAGCAGTTATTGGTACGTAAAA